GCATACAGCCAGATTTTACGACCTCCGACATTTGCCTGCACTGAATTTGTAGGTTTATCCACCGCAAGCACCTTAAATTTCTTGTCACATTTCCAGTAATCACCTACGCTGAAAACTTGTGACTTTGTTTTCTTACCGTTCTTATCACATTTGGTAAGTGGTCCCGCCTGAATGGAGTTACCGCCGTTCCCGGTCATCTCCTCGCACCAGATGCTATCCATGTTGGCCAATACCTGGTCTACGCTATGCACTCCTGGAATGACGAAGTATTCTCCTTTATGCAAAATCTGATCAGGCTGTGCTGGTTTGGATGGTTTGGAAGGTTTATTCTGTGCTGCAGGCTTGTTCCCTGGCTTCTGCTCTGCGCTGTTTGCTTTCAACTGGAAGCCTTCTGCAATGCCGTCTACAATGCCCTGTGCCACGGATTCTTTGTGTGCCTGGTATTCGGCCATGTCCGCCTTGTTATCGATGAAACACGTCTCTAACAGGGCGGAGCTGATGCCTAAACACTTGCATGTATAAATCACCAGCCAGTTTGTCACCTTGACACCGGAACCACCACGCTTCACGAAGTGCTTTCCAAGCTTGTTCATGATGGCCTGTTCCACATCGGTATACTGCTCGCTGTCTGTTACAAAGATTTCTGTACCGTGTCCAGATCCATTGAATGCATTGAAATGTACTTCCAGCACATAATCGTACTTTCCGATTTTGAATGTACCGTTCTGTACATCATAGAATGCGCTGCGGTTTTCGTTGTACACATCCACTATCGCATACTTTCTCAGCTTCGGCGCAATCAGGTTGACCAGCTCTCTGGTAAGGTTAGCTTCTCTGTATCCGCATCCGGAAGCTCCTGGATCGCCTGCGCCATGTCCTGCAATAAGCAAAATTTTCATTTTTCTTCGTCCTCGCTTTCCTTGTTAATAAGTTTGTCGGCAACAGCTAAGCCGTTGCTCAAAATTTTTGGTACGTTGAATCCAGCTTCAACAAAGTTTTCACAGATGGAACGTGCTTCATTCACAATCAAACTGGCCAGCACGAACCATCCAAGCAGCGTAGTAATCTGTAAGTCTACACTGATAATCTCACCGATTTCGATTAAGCCTGCCGCAATCATGAATGCAAACGTAATCATGATCCAGTATCCAATCTTTTTAAGTACTCCTTGCCAACCCTTTACTGAATTTTCTTTTTTCATGATTCTTGACTTCATCCAGCCTGTTACCCAGTCTGCAATATTGAGTAATAGAAATAATGCGAATAAATACCAATGCTCTCCAAATACCATACTCAGTACGGCGATTACAGCGCCGACAAAGGCATTGTAGTTGTCTGTTAAAGTCTGTGTCATATGTTTCATAACCTCATCTCTTTCCGCCATTCTGGCATAATAAAAGGGCGTTTAACGCACGCCCATGCTAGATACTTTGATCACTTCCTTTACAAATCCTTTTGCCCCCATGTGCCATTATTTTTATAAAAATAAGTAGCGCCGTAGTGTGTTATAAACCAAAATCCACCATAATTTCCACCTTCATACATTTGTCCGCATATCCTTGCTTGCATTGTGGTATGGAGCATGATGTCAAACATAACCTCATTATCCTTAAATGATTCCGCTAAACGCTTTGCCCAGTCTTGTGTTGATAGCCCTGCAGGCGAATCTGGGGCGATATAATATCCTTGAATAATCTTTGCTGGATTTGCACTTATCTTGGAGCCTTCCAATACCGGCTCTGCATTTCTAATTGTTAAATTTGTTGGTAATTTAATCATAAACAGCGGATGCTGTTCCTGCTGGTGTCAGATATATTCCTGCCATACAATCTCAAATTGCAGATATTGTGTAATGTTTGTAACAAATGATACCGTCCCATTGGTGTATAAATACAAGTTATACATAAATCCATCATTTGAGGATATTCCACTAAACAAGCGTATACCTACTGAGCTAGCTAATGCATTTTGATTCATTCCTATATCTGCTGCTGCAAATTTAACTGCTTGATTCGCTGTAAATTGTTGCCTTGGAACAGCATACTTCTTTGTGACTGTAGGCTTTAAAGTCTGTTTAAACATAGATACGCTATTGATAGCGTGATGTATTATTTCCAACGACCTATGGCAATCCAACGAAGCGCTCTGTTCTGGGTTAATACAAGTTCGTTATCTGTGATATAAAAATTCACTTCTAGTCTATAATCAGTGCTGTCGTGAGTTATAAAAACTCTTGAATCATTAACATATATAGGACAAGCACTTACGCTAATGCTATTATTCACGAATTGTATTTTAAAATTAATCGTTACCTTTTGTTCTCCGGCAGATACAGATGCCCTCCCGTACTGTATCAATGTACCATCCGGAAATTTTGTGTATCCATCGCCACTCTCTGTTACACCTATAGGTATCGTCACCATAATACATCACTTGTCATGCTATCTAAATAGCTGACACCACCCTTCTGTGGGCGCAGGAAACTACATCCTGCACCCCCTTTCGGGATTGTAAAGAGACGGTAAAAAATCCGCCCCCCCCCCGACTATTTATAGTTATTTTATGCATATGCTTTTCCTCCTGTTTTAGTTAAAATTCGTAGGCATAGCTGGCTTACCAGCTGCTACCCATTCTGTGTAATTTCCTTCTGTGATACTTTCTCCTGGCACATGAGAGATATAAAAACTATTGCCTGCAAGCACTTGATCCAGCGTTATATCATTACTGATCCTCACCTGCGATGCAGGCACTTCGATTGCAAGGACTTTTCCGTCTGTAGTTTTAAACTGCACTGCTACGTATGACGGATTCGCTGTTCTTGCTTTATTCATGAGCAGCTGATCTTGTGTTACACTGTCCAGTTTGATTGCCGTTGGCCCCACATCACCCTTGTCACCTTTTGGCCCGGTAGCACCTTGTGCAGCCATCTTGACCCAATATGTTGCGTTTACCGGTGTAATGCTGGAAGACGATGTATGCGACTTAACACACCCATACATTGCCCCACTGTAAGCAACAGTATCAATCTGTGTGCTATCACACTTATAAGCCTTTCCTGATGCCCATGCTCCCTGATTTTTGTAAGACGTACCTTGGACACCTTGCGCTCCGATCGGTCCCTGAGCACCAGTATTACCTGTTGCGCCTTTTGGTCCCTGTGCTCCAGTATCACCTTTATCTCCCTTGTCACCTTTCGGGCCTTTGAAATTACCTACCAATACCTTTGGCATATAATCACCTCCTAATCTGGGATAACCATGTAGATATTGTTATTCGTATCCACCTCAAAGCCAGGTGGTGCAGTCGCATCAGTATAGTTGCAATAGAGATTACCTGCAGCATCTCCTGTAAATGCAATCATACCGTTTGCTAGTGTAATGACACCATCTGCTCCCTTATCGCCTTTATCTCCCTTAGGGCCAGGGATACCTTGGATGCCCTGCTGTCCTGCCGGCCCTACACTTCCGGCTATACCTTGGATTCCCTGTGGACCGACTGGTCCCTGAATACCCTGAGCACCGGTAAATTCTCCGTTTTCTAACCGTCTCTTGATATCGTCGATTACTGCCTGCGCATCAGATACGACCTTGTCTGTGCGATCTTTAAAATCATGATTGAATATCTGAGTAAACAGAGAAAGTGCAACGTCTTCCCATCCAGGCTCTCTTGGGGCATTCGTAGCCTGTGGATTGAGTGACTGCGTGATATAGAATTCCACCGGTGACGTTGGGATGCGGACCATATCTTTCTCTGAACCTTTATAAGCACACATTGAGATATAAAGGTTTCCCTCTTTCTCAAAGGCTCCTCGTGGTAAGGTCAGTACACTCTTGGCCGTATCAAATTCCAGTACACCAGTCTTCACCATATCCCTATCGTGGCAGTACAGCCACAGGAAGGAATAGCCATCAAAAAAGCTGTCAGTGAATTCAACCGACAGCTGTAGGTTCTCAGCATATTGATATGCGATTTCAGTATTGTCATTTTTTAATATCGTACCATACTGTTGTATTTTTCCGATTATGATGCTATCCATTTTATCACCTCCTACATAGCTTTTAATCTATTCTTCAACGTAGCGTAATCAGCTGGTGTTATTTTTCCATCTCCATTAAAATCATAGTGGTAGACCATATCATCATCAGCATCCACAGTACCCATAATTATCAAACGGATAATATACAGGTCAGCCCATGTATAGATATTGGTGATTCCACTATTCTTAATTTTGACTGTACCGTTATACAAACCGTTGGAATTTATACTC